CATGGTCGTGGCGCTAAGAGCCATTGAGACTACGTTACAGGCATTGATCATGGCGCGTGAGTCTTTGGCGCTGTTCTCGTCGCCTGACATATGGTTATTAAGGGTGTCGATGTTGACTAGCGCGACTGGCTCGGAGGTTAACGCCCGGACTGCGGCGATCACCTGCGTAGCAGCGCCCGGTCCGTCCATGTCGATGGCCTTGTTGCTAATCAGCAAGTTGTCCAAACTGTTTACGTTGTTTCGCTTGCACCAGCTCGCAATACGCTGGCGCATCCCATAGTTACCCTCGCCAGCGAGATACACAACGATCCCTGGCTTAGTGCGGATGCCGTGCCAGTCAATCCCGCTGGCGATGCAACAGGCCATATCTAATGCAACGAAGGTTTTACCCACTCCAGACTCGCCATACATCATGGTTGTGGCATATGCAGGAAGCCAACCCTTCACAATCCACGGCACGGGGCTTGGTTGGCCCAAGAAGCTCGTTGCGCGGGTCAGGAAGTAGTCACGTGTGGGCGACTCAGATAAAAGCGCGTCTGCGGCCTCTGAACCGATTGCGCTACTGGCCGCAACGTCTGCGTCTGGCTCGTACCGTGAGACCGAGCGTGCGATCTGCTTAATTTCGCTGCTTGGTAGTGGGATCTCGCAGCGTGTCTCATTTGCAACACTAATCGCGGCCAGAATCTCCGCTTCCGTCATCCCAAACGAGCGCATCGCACCGGCTAGGCTCGTCAGACCATCGTTGCGGTTACCTTGGATGAGATCGCCGTTGGTTGTTGGCGCTACCTTGCGCTGGCCTAGCAGCGGCAACCAATGGGTTGGAATCTGGGTTGGGGCGATACCGTCAAACGGATCGCTGGACGCCTCCCACTCGTAGGCCCTGTTTTCGATAGTAGATGGGTAGACGATGAAGTACCGGCCATCGGCCAGCAGGTCAATGCCATCGGCCAGCTTGCAGGATCGGATGCCGTCAACGTGCTTGGCAACGTAGTGCTGCCCACCGCCTGCGGTCATTGCCATTACGCCGTCGGGTAGCGGGCCGTGGTCCGATAACCATTGCTGCCAACTGGCGTCGCCACCGTTGCGTGGATCAATGTCAAACACCACGATCCCGCTGGCGCTGCCGCAGGCGATGCCAATATTGAGATTTGGATTCTGCCCCCACCACCGCTGGATCTGGGCTGGGTCTGTCGTTGCATCGTTAACCCCGTGGGCGGTAGCTGGAACCTTGCCGTTGGGCACCACTGGTAGGACGCGCCAGCCCCAACTTGCATATAAAAGAGCCGCGTCAATCTTACTCTGTTCAGTCTTGTTCATGGTCTGCACGCAGCTTCCCCTCGGTCTTCACTTCAATCTCGTATTGACGGGCCATCGGGGGTCTGTCACCCCACCGATAGATGACCTGGGGCCAAACCCCAAGCGCGTCTGCAAGCTTCTTCAAGCTTCCGAAAAATTGTATCGCCTCGTTCGTTGTCACTTTTTTTCCACCTCGGTTGAAACTTTGTGTTGACACTCTAAAGTGAAACGGGTAAAGTAGCAACAACTGCACGAACCGATGGCCGGACGGTGCAGCAACACAGAGGTAACCAAGATGAGAGCAATTACGAAATCAGCGTTGGCGATCCCAGAAATGGAGTATGCCTTCGAGATCATTTGTGCAGACGACCGCAAGGAGCCAGATGAGTTTACTGATCAAGAAATTGTGGACGAAGCCGAGTACAGACTTTCATGTTTTTTCGAGTCTGGTCATGACAATGATAATGCTCGACGGGGCGAGTTTGGAAAGGAGGAAAGGGCTGCGGCTTTGAAGAACGTGAGGATGATCAAAGCGTTCCTTAAGAAGTACAAAACCGCTGACGGGCGGTACAGCGGGTGGGTCAAGAACATTTAATCAACACGGGGGCCTCGGCCCCCACAACCAAGGAGTAACCATGAAATTTGAACCTAAAGAAGACCCGCCTTGGGTCATTGTGCTGGCGTCCATCGCAGTTGGCGCATCAGCGGCCATCGTTCTGTTCTTGGCTTTGAGTGGGGGTCTGTGATGGCTGTTCTACTCAAACGTACTAAGGAAGCCACCGCGCAAGCGGTCAAGTTGCTGGTTTACGGTCAAGCTGGGGCTGGCAAGACCAGCTTGATCCCCACATTACCCACGCCGATCATACTGAGCGCCGAGGGTGGTTTGCTATCGATTGCCGATACTAACTTGCCGTTCATTGAAATTACGTCAATGACGGACTTGCGAGAGGCGTATCAGTGGCTCATAAGCAGCGCTGAGGCAGGTGAGTTCCAGTCTGTGGCTTTGGACAGCATCTCGGAAATCGCCGAAGTGGTTTTGAACCACGAAAAGAAAATTAACAAAGATCCCAGAGCGGCGTATGGGGCCATGCAGGAGCAAATGGCAGACATCATCCGAGCCTTCCGCGATCTTCCTGGCAAGCACGTTTACATGAGTGCCAAGCTTGAGAAAACTCAAGACGAGATGGGCCGCGTGTTGTATGCACCGTCGATGCCTGGAAACAAGACAGGGCAATCATTGCCCTACTTCTTCGATGAGGTGCTGGCGCTTCGAGTGGAGAAAGACGCTGAAGGCAATACCCGACGCGCTTTGATGACGGACGGTGATGGGTTGTGGCTTGCCAAGGACCGCAGCGGCAAGCTGGAAGTGTGGGAAGACGCCGATCTTGGCGAGATTATCAAGAAAATTGGAGGTGCAGCATGAGAGTGTTTGACGACATTACGCTTGACGAATTGGCCGAGCGTTGGATTGGTTATAAGGAGGCCGAGAAGGTGGCCGTTGAGTGCCGCCGCGAGATCGAGGATGAGATTGCGCGGAAGGTTAGTTTTCCTGAGACGTTTGAAGGGACTGAAAACGTCGTGCAGGTAGGCAGTCCGTTCGCTATTAAGATTGAAGGTCGGGTTAACCGTACGGTCAACGCTGACAAGTTGCTCATGATTGCCCATGAAACTGGGTCTGAGGAGCATCTGTCTACGGTATTCCGCTGGAAGCCTGAGATCAACATGACGGTCTGGAAATCCACAGACGAGTCAATCACTAAACCGTTTTCGGCAGCAATAACTGCTAAACCGGGACGCCCTAGTTTTACCATCACAAGGAAGTGAAATGCTTTTAGACGAAACCTATGACGTTGCCTCGCTGCCCCAGTCGGAGCGCAACTTTGAACCCCTACCCGCTGGCTGGTATACCGCAACAATTTCTAATGCCGAAGTTATGGCTACCAAGATGGGCAACGGCAAGTACATCAAGATCCGATACGACATCCAAGGCCCGACGCACCAAGGGCGTGTTGTGTTTGGCAATCTGAATGTACGCAACCCCAACCCAAAGGCCGAGGAGATCGGGCGCCAGCAGTTGGGCGAGATCATGCGGGCGATTGGCCTGACCTCGTTAAAGGATACGGACCAGATGATTGGCGGAAACTTGTCGATCAAGCTCGACATTCGTATCTCAGAGCAGTACGGCAACAGTAACGAGGTGCGTGGGTTCAAGAGCCTGTCTGGTGGTACTGCACCCGCACCCAAAGCTGCGCCGGCGGGTCCTGCTGCTGGCGTTAAGGCTGCGCCACCGTGGGCTAAAAAGTAATAGGCAAAAAAATGCCCCGGTGGAGTGCCGGGGCAAAGATACCAAGGAGAGAGCACGAAATGAAAATACCTGACGCTCAGTATAGCATCCCAGAACTCGTAGACCAATACCACGCAAGCAAACCAGAGAAACCAAGGGCGCACCTTGGCGCGAGCCAACTTGGTCATCCTTGCGACCGTTGGTTATGGCTGTCGTTTAGATGGGCCGTGGCATCCAAGTTTGAAGGTCGCGTGTTGCGTATGTTTCGTCGCGGCCAGAACGAGGAAGCCACGATCAAAGACGATTTACAGGCCATCGGCATCCAGTTCAAGCCTAGCACGGCGCAGGAGCGCGTGGACTTTGGTTGTCACATCAGCGGGAGCATAGATGACATCGCACTATCTGGGGTGCCGGGAGCGCCATCAAAGAAACACGTTTGTGAATACAAAACCCACAACAAAAAATCGTTTGAACAAGTCGAAGACAAGGGCGTGGAACGCGCCAAGTTTGATCACTTTGTGCAAATGCAGTCTTATATGCACGGCACTGGTATTGACAGAGCGTTGTATGTAGCTGTCTGCAAAGATGACGACAGACTCTATACCGAGCGGGTGGAGTACGACAAAGGCGTCGCAGAAAACGCAATAGCGCGGGGTAAGCGCATCGCGCTGTCAGACCGGATGCCAGAACCGCTAAGTGCGGATCCGAGTTGGTATCAGTGCAAGTGGTGCCCCGCGCATGAGTTCTGCCACGGCGATCGCCTGACCAAAGAGGTCAACTGCCGGACCTGCGCCCACAGTACGGCGACTGAGGATTCCAAATGGATATGCGAGCGCCACGCCGGTAATGAGATTCCGGTGGAATGGCAGCGTGAGGGTTGCAATGCCCATGTCCTGCACCCCGATATGGTTCCGTGGCAGCGCAAGGAAGCCGGTGACCAGTGGCAGACCATTTACGTTATCAAAGGCAAAGACGTTGTGAACGGCGAGCCAGGAGATGGCGTGTATGGGTCTAAGGAGTTGGTTGCTAACGCTGCCGCTTGTGCTGAGTCTGACGAGGGGATGATTGAGTTCCGCAAGATGTTTGATGCGCGGGTAGTTGGATGATCCTGCGTGACTACCAGCAACGGGCCATAGACGATCTGTACAACTGGTTTATTGCCGGCTATTTGGGCAATCCTTGTCTGGTTTTGCCAACTGGCTCAGGCAAGAGCCACATTGTTGCGGCTATCTGCGAAGACGCGCTTACCAAGTGGCCTGAGACTCGCATTTTGATGCTGACCCATGTTAAAGAACTGATTGAGCAAAATGCCGAGAAAATGTATATACATTGGCCGGACGCACCGCTTGGGATATATAGCGCAGGCATAGGGCGGCGTGAGTTGCATCAGCCTATTACGTTCGCCGGAATACAGTCTGTGCGGGACAAGGCGGCACAGATTGACCATGTTGATCTGGTGATCATTGACGAGTGCCATCTGGTTAATCACAAGGACACGGGCGGCTATCGTGACCTGCTTCGCCAGCTTCAACGCATCAACCCTAACCTGCGTGTCATTGGCCTAACCGCTACGCCGTACCGGCTAGGTCACGGAATGATTACAGATGAGCCGGCGATCTTCAATGCTTTGATTGAGCCGGTGACGATTGAAGAATTGATCTTCAAAAAACATCTGGCCCCGCTGCGTTCAAAAATTACAGTCACTGCGTTAGACACAACCGGCGTTGCAAAGCGCGGTGGCGAGTTTGTGGAAGGCGAGTTGCAGAAGGCGGTTAACACCAAAGACCAAAACGTGCGCGTCGTGTCAGAGGTTATTGCGCTGGCAGAAGACCGGCAGCACTGGTTGTTTTTTTGCACTGGCGTGTCCCATGCCGAGAACGTCTGCGAGATCCTCAACTATTGGGGTGTACCCGCTAAATGCGTGACCGGTGACACGCCAAAGAAAGAGCGCGAGAAGATCATTGAGGAGTTCAAGACCGGCAAGATCAAGGCGTTGACCAACGCTAACGTGCTGACCACGGGCTTTGACTACCCAGACATTGACCTGATAGCCATGCTGCGCCCAACGATGTCCCCTGGCCTGTACATCCAGATGGCCGGTCGAGGGATGCGCCCCAAGAGCCACACCGATCACTGTTTGGTTCTGGACTTTGCGAAGGTGGTTGCAACGCATGGCCCGATCACTAACGTCCAAGCTCCCAAAAAGGGAGGAACGGGCGACGGTGTTGCACCGATCAAAATATGCGACAACTGCAACGAGATCTGCGCGTTGGCGGTGCGCGTATGCCCCGCTTGCGGGACGGATTTCCCCGCTGTTGAGCCTAAGCGGTTGAAGTTACAGCATGACGACATTATGGGCGACAGCGGGACCGAGATGGCGGTTACGGACTGGTCTTGGCGGCGTCACGTTAGTCAGGCCAGCGGCAAGCTAATGGTGTCAATCACCTACTACGGTGGCTTGAGCGATATTCCTATTACGGAATATTTGCCAATACTTCACTCTGGGTTTGCCGGCGAGAAAGCCTTGGGTACGCTGTACTACATCGCCAACAAAGCCAAGGCGGTGCTAAACCAGATCAACGAGGTAGCTGAGTCAGACGCGGTTGATTATGTTGTGGCTCAGATGAACCAAGGGTTTCCCCCAGTATCCATCGAGTACAAGCGAGATGGAAAATTCTATCGAGTGGTAAGTAGGAAATGGTGATGCCAACCGAACATGAAGAGCAACGTGAGCTGGTGCGTTGGTTTCGGCAAACTTACCCAGATGTACGGATTTTTGCCATCCCTAACGGGGAGAAACGCAGCATCAGCGTGGCAAGTAGGTTGAAGGCCGAGGGCGTCAGCGCCGGGGTTCCTGACCTGTTTGTCCCATCTTGGGGTTTGTGGATTGAGATGAAACGTCAGAAAGGAGGTGTGTTAAGGCCAGAACAAAAGG